AAAGAAATATTCTTCTCAGTGAGTCGGATGTATATGCACTTGCTGATAGAATTACGGATGAATGGAGAACATACAGACAAGCACTGAGAGATGTCCCATTACAAGCTGGTTTTCCAGATAACATAACTTGGCCTGTAAAACCTACTTAGGATAAGTGTGTGATCCCTGACGACTTGACAGGTTCAGTATAATACATATAATAATAGTAAATTACAATAACTCTTATGATTAACAAACTAATCACAGAGTTTCCCATATCTGATTTTCCAAAGGAAAGGAGTATCAGTAAGGAGAAAATCAACAAATATGCGTACACGAAAGAAGAAGTGAATGCTCTGATTGATGCTGCTGTCGAAAAAGCAGTTGCAGAGGCCAGAAGGATTGATGAAGAGTCAATGGCAAAGCATAATCGCGAAGCAACTGTTATCAGTATGATTCTTGGATTTACAACTCTTGCACTATTTGTCGATGGATTGTTAAGAATGTTAGGTATTATTCCACCATTTATGGAAATTGATATTAATATACTAGATAAGATTGAAACTGATATTATTGACAGAGTGAAACAAGTCCCTGTGCAAAAATTATTTCAAAACGGTTTTAGATGAACGATATGCTATCATTTATATACCTTGCCTCGCTGTTCGCTGTGGGTGGAGCAGCGTTCTCTTTGATGTGGAAAAACATATCTGATATAAAAAACGAACAATTTAACAAATATAATGCAAGACCTCATCCAGAGGCTCCAAAAGAAGGAGAAGAAATATTATATATTGGAACAAAAGCAGTTGAACCATCACCAGATTTATATCAGTCGTTACGAGAACGCATAGATGAAATTGAAGATGAAGACGATGATGGAGATATTGTAGTTCGACGCTGACAGTTTGTGAACTGGCACACTTGACTTCCACATAGGGAGTCTGTATAATAGTGTATATACAATTTTATTATGATTGAAGTACTTGTACAGAATGATCCATACAGGTATATAAAGATGCCTGATCTACTTGAGAATGGTCAACCAGACTATCGTATTCAAAAGTGGAATAATCACAATGGTTTTAAAGACATGTACCTCTGTGACAACTTCATGCAGATGAAAACCGCTATCGAAGACTTCGAGTATACAAAGTGGTTAGATCCTGCAGGTGTTCCTTGCTATATACACGATGTCTAAAGTTGCCTTAATCACCGGTATTACAGGACAGGATGGTTCCTACCTCGCAGAACTTCTCTTAGAGAAAGGATATGAGGTGCATGGAATTGTTCGTCGTGCATCATTAATTAACACCCATCGAATCGATCATATCTATGAGCAGATTCATTTACATTATGGGGATCTTACTGATGCTACAAATATCATAGGTGTCATTAAAAAGATAGAACCAGATGAGATTTACAATCTTGGTGCTCAGAGTCATGTAAAAGTTTCTTTTGAGACACCAGAATATACCGCACAGGTGGATGGTCTTGGAACTCTTAGAGTTCTTGAGGCTGTTCGCCTTCTTGGTATGGAAAAGAAGACTCGTATCTACCAAGCATCTACCTCTGAACTCTATGGTCTTGTTCAAGCAGTTCCACAGACAGAGACTACACCTTTCTATCCAAGATCTCCTTATGGAGTTGCAAAACTTTATGGTTACTGGATTGTCAAAAACTATCGTGAAGCATATGGCATGCACTGTAGTTCTGGTATTCTATTCAATCATGAATCTCCAAGAAGAGGTGAGACATTTGTAACTCGTAAGATTACAAGGGGTCTCTCTAAAATATCTGTTGGGTTGCAAAAAGAATTAATTCTTGGTAATCTTAATGCAAAGAGAGATTGGGGTCATGCAAAAGACTTTGTAAAAGCCATGTGGTTAATGCTACAACAAGACGAACCAGATGATTATGTAATCGCAACTGGTGAGCAGTATTCTGTGAAAGACTTTATTGTAAAAGCAGCACCATACTTTGGATTTTCAATTGATTTTAGATGGTCAAATGGAGGTGAAGTTGGGTATTGTCGAAGTCTTGCAAGAGATATAATTAAAACAGACCCAAGATATTTCCGTCCTGCGGAGGTAGAGTCTTTGTTAGGAGATCCAAGCAAAGCAAAAGAAAAGTTAGGTTGGGAACCTACAACAACATTTGATCAATTAGTTGAGGACATGTGTATCTATGGACAGTGATTCAAAAATTTTCGTAGCAGGTCATAATGGTTTAGTTGGATCTGCAATTGTTCGTAATCTTGAAGCAAAAGGATTTACAAATATCATCACGATGGATCGAGCAAAACTTGATCTTACAAAACTACATGATGTCCAAATATTTTTTGCAGTAGAACAACCTGAGTACGTATTTCTTGCAGCAGCAAAGGTAGGTGGTATTGGTGCTAATGCTGAGTATCCTGCTGATTTCATATATGAAAATTTGATGATACAAACAAATGTAATTAGTAGTGCTGCAAAGTATGGTGTCAAAAAATTATTATTTTTAGGATCATCTTGCATTTATCCAAAGTTTGCAAATCAACCAATCACAGAAGATCAATTACTTGGAGGTCATCTTGAGTCAAGTAATTCTGCATATGCTGTTGCAAAGATTGCAGGTATTAATATGTGTCAATCATATCGTAAACAGTATGATTTCAATGCAATATCTGTAATGCCAACAAATCTTTATGGCCCAAATGATAACTTCGATCATAATTCTTCTCATGTTTTACCTGCATTGATATCTAAGTTTCATGGTTCATTAGAGAAGAGTAAAGCATGGGTTGTTAAACTTTGGGGTGATGGAACTGCAAGACGAGAGTTTTTACATGTTGACGATCTTGCAGAAGCATTGTATATTTGTATGGAGAAATATGATGATGAAGAGATCATCAACATCGGTACAGGAGAGGATGTGACAATTAAAGAATTGGCAGAGATTATTGTTGATGTAACTGGTTATGAGAATGACTATGAATGGGATACATCAAAACCAAATGGAACACCACGCAAAGTATTAAACGTAGATAAGATGAAAGCACTTGGATGGGAACCAAAGATTAGTTTAAGAGAGGGTATTGAATCAACATATGAGTGGTATAAAAACAACCTTGATTATGAGGAACCACAACCAAAACTAAATCCAATTTCAAGATTTATGAGTTGGATGGATCAATGATCGGATTTAATGCACTTGGTCAACTTGGAAGACTTGGTAATCAGATGTTTCAATTTGCAGCCTTAAAAGGTATTGCAAGACATCATGGATATCAATTTTGTTTTCCACCATCAGAAAATAAAAACGAATGGACTGATCATCAATTATTAATTCCATTTAAGATGGGTAGTACTAATGCACTAAACATACAGTATATTGATCCCGATCGCCCAACAATAGTAGAAAAAGGTTTTGGATTTGATAATGATTTATTTTTAAATTGTCCTGACTGGGTTTCGATACAAGGATTTTTTCAGACAGAAAAATACTTTAAAGATATACGAAATGAAATAAGAAAAGATTTTGATTTTCGTGATGATATCAAACAACCATGCTCTCAAATGATATCTAATATTGAAAACCCTGTCGCACTTCATATTCGTCGAACTGATTATATTACAAATCCAAATCACACATGTTTGAGTATTGATTATTATAAAGAGGCTCTTTCTTATTTTGGTAATTCACCTGTTCTCATATTTTCAGATGATCCTACATGGTGTAAAGAATATGAACTCTTTGATGATGATCGTTTTATGGTATCTGAAGGTAATGATCAATACATTGATATGTGTTTAATGACAATGTGTGATGGACACATAATTGCAAACTCATCATTCTCATGGTGGGGTGCATGGTTATCTAAAAGTCGTAAGATTATTGCACCATCTGGTTGGTTTGAAGGGTCAAATAATTCACACCTAGATACTAAAGATATTTACTGTTCGGGGTGGACTGTATTATGAAAGTAGCGATTACTTTTATTGGAACAAATAAGTATTTGGATTTTTTACCAAGATACTATGAAAACATTAAAGAATATTTTTTACCAAACACCGAAAAGATTTTTTTGGTATTCACGGATGGTGATGGGGATTTCCCTGATGATGTCAAAGTCTTTAAGCAAGAGCATCTTGAGTGGCCTTATATCACCCTTGAAAGATTTAGGATCAT